ACATGAAAAACCAACCAAAGAATTTATTGAGTCAGAGTTGGAACGATCACAGTCAGAGTATGACGACCAAGAATATGCCCGTAACCGACAAGAAGAATACCCCCCCCTTAACGACCTAATCGTAGCCCTATGGGAAGGAGTAGTAGAGGAACGCATGGCATCAATAATGGAACTAGAAGTACAACGACAAGCAATTAAAGCAAAGTACCCTAAATAATGGCTAGAACAACTATAAGAACTGAAGACATTACGGCTAGTGAGGTCACCACTGCAAAGATGGCGACTGATCCGACTAATGCATCTAATCTTGCATCAGGTACAGTAGGTTCAGCCAGAATGGGATCGGGAACCGCATCGTCAACCACAGTGCTTTATGGCGATGGATCATGGAAAGCCGAGCCAACAACAGATACGTCTGGCCTAGAGGACGATATTGCTCTGTTAGGTTTTAAGGTCGCCTCTAACGGCTCTTTGGCCAAGTACAATTTAGTAGATCAGACTGTTGACGATTTCCAATCAGCGGCGGGTATAGATGCTTCGGCATCAACTGACGAAAGTTATGACGCAAGCGGGAAATTTTTTGTATCATCCTCGTCAGATGTGGAATATATAGCAAAGGGTGGTGGTAGAGGAGGCCCAAGAAGTAGTGGGACAGGGATGGATGGAGGAGATGGCGGTTCAGGTGCGGGCGGCGGAACAGATAGTGGTGCCGGACATACCTCAGATGGCGGAGCGTCTAATAAAAATACTTATTCTGGCTGGACATCTCAAGGTGGTACAGGTGGTACAGGTAGGCATCTATCTGGAGCGTATGAAGGTGGTGGTGGTGGCGGTAGTCCGAATACCTCATCCCCCAATGGTTCAAACAATGTTAGTGGTACTGGCGGCGCTGGCGCAGATGGTTACGCAACTGATATTTCAGGTTCATCTGTAACTTACGCCGGTGGCGGCGGGGCTGGAGGTAACAGTAACGGAAGTGGCGGAACTGGGTACGGCGATACCGCAAATAGAGGTGGTGGCGGACAAGGCATGGCATCTGGATGGGGAAGCAATGGTCAAAATGGTGGATCGGGGGTTGTCTGGCTTGATTACACACCAGATGGCGGAAGTGCAACTCAAACTGGAATTACTTCTACTGGTACTTGGACTGTTCCAGTGGGCGTAACGGCAACAGATGTAATGGTATTAGGTGGTGGTGGTGCTGGTGGAAATGGGAACTCAGCCGGTGGCGGAGGCGGAGGCGGAATGTTGAGGCATGAAACATTCGCAGTAACCCCCGGAGATATTTGGACCATTACAATTGGTTTGGGAGGCGTATCAACAGGGGCAAGCACTGGTGGTGATACTACCTTCGCTGTTCCTGTTTATGATGCGGCGATGACTCTTATCTCTACTTCGACCACAGCGGAATCAGCACCAACCAAAGGCGATATTGTTTTTACCTATACCAATGGTACTGGTACAGCAACCATTGGAACAGACCTTACTGCGGAATATTCCTGTGACGGGTCTACATGGACTGATTTCGGAATCAGTTCGGGTGACGTTCAAGGAACAACAGGGGGACACACAATCGTTACAAAACATGATGTTGCTTTGACATCGACATCTGGTACGTCAATGACGTATCGCATTAAAACATTAAACCAATCAGCTTCTAAACAAACATACATCCACGCAGTATCACTAGGATGGTCATAATATGAGCTATGTAGGAAACAAACCAGCGCAAACAACCATCCCTGCTGATGATGCGGTAACCACTGCAATGCTAAAGGATGATGCTGTTACAAGTGCTAAGATAGATGACGGTACGATTGCTACTGCTGACATAGCAGATGATGCTGTAACTGTTGACAAGGTAGCCAATGCTATTAATACTTCTATCGCTGCTAATACTGCAAAGGTAACAAACGCCACGCATACCGGAGATGTTACCGGTGCTACGGCTCTTACTATCGCTACTGACGCAGTGGATATCGCTATGCTTAGTGCGACAGGCACAGCCTCTTCAAGTACCTTTTTGAGAGGAGACAATGCTTGGGCCGCTGCGGGTGGTGGCTTTAACTCAGTTCAAGTATTTACTGCTTCCGGCACATGGACTAGACCAGCCGACATTACAAAAGTTTTAATGAAAGTACAAGGTGGTGGTGGAGGTAGTGGCGGTGGTAACGACAATCGTTCAGCAGGTGGGGGCGGCGGAGGCGGCGGTTATGCTGAGAAGTTTCTAGACGTTTCTGCTATCTCATCTTCAACTATAACTATAGGCGCGGCTGGAACCGCAGGAGGGGCTGGGGGGGCTGGCGGTACTGGTGGCAGTTCGATCTGGGCTGATGGTGCAAATACAATTACCGGAGCAGGGGGTGTTTTGGGTTCGGGAGCAACATACCAAACAAATGCAAGTGGCGGGGTAGGCGGCGATGGAACAAACGGTGATATAAATATATCAGGACAGAATGGTAATGGTTCTAATGTTGATAATGATGACAGCGGTGTCGAATGGAATGCCAGCGGTGGTGATTCTATGTTAGGATTTGGCGGCCAAAAGCGCGTTCACTCTAGTTGGGATGCTTTTCCAGGAACTGCTTATGGTGGTGGTGCTTCTGGTGCCCGTGGATATGGAACTGCTGGTGGTTTAGGTTCTGCTGGAATAATTATAGTCTACGAGTACAAATAATGAATTACGCAATCATAAAAAATAGTATCGTAAGTAATATAGTTGAATGGGATGGTGTATCAGAATTTCCTGTGGATGGTGATATTGTCGCTTGCGATGAGAATGCTTACATAGGGGGTAGATACGATAATGGATTTATTGCGCGGGAACCTGAAATATCTCCAGCACCAACTTATGCTCAATTAAGAAAGAATGAATACGCATCCACTGGCGACCAACTAGACATGCAATACTGGGATAGCGTCAACGACACAACGACATGGAAAGATCATGTAGCATCCGTTAAGGATCAATTTCCAAAGGTATAAATTATGGCACTAGAAAGCGCATCATTCATTAGCGGACTCGTATCTGCAAATCCGCCTGGAACTGACGCGATCAGTCAGGGCGATGACCATCTTCGCCTCATAAAGACTGTTCTAAAGGCATCCCTGCCTAATGCAGACGCAGCGATAAATGGAATACATACGAAAGCTACCGCTCCCTCATCTACATCTGCGGGTCAATTATGGTTTGACACCACAGACAATCTGGTTAAAATACGCAACGAAGCTGATGATGGGTGGATAATATTACTAGCCTCTGAGGGTAGCAGATTGCTAAGTAGTACACACGCAATAATGTCAGCTAGTTCTTATATGCGTAATGATGTTAGTTACGCAACAACAGGTTATTCTATAACTCATAATAAACTATCTGCAACAAGCAATTTATATGTAATGTTAAATACTTACATAATTTCTTCTACTAACTTTGAGCATGGGGCAGTGTGGACCGGAGTTCTTAGGTTAGCAAAGGGAGCGTCACCCGACTCTGGGTCAGTGGGTGATCTAGTGGTTGGAACTACAGATGATTTACGGTGTGTTTTTGTAGATGATGTTGGGCAGGGAACAGGTGTTACTTGGGATACATCACACGGGTGGGCTAGATGCTTTAAGGTAACATCCGCTAATTGCCCTCACGGAACAACTGGAAATAATGAATTTCAAGTGTGGTTCCAAATCACCGCAGATGGGGATGATGGAGGGGTTACTTTTAGTAATGGAACTATGTATGTTATGGAGATTGAAGAATAATGGATATGAACACTTTAGGAAATATAATATCCTCTTTGGCTACCGGTCAGGATTTCTGTATATACGGAGTTGTGAATACAGAAAGTGATTATGATACTAATGTAGTATTTACAATTGACCCATCACAAAAACCATCATGGGTCTCAGTTCAATCGGGCAAGACTCCAGAACAGTGGGTAGTTATCAGGGGAATTCGTAATTATAAATTATCTTCATGTGATTGGACTGTACTACCAGATGTACCAATGGATGCCTCAAAGAGAACAGAATGGGAAACCTACAGACAGGAGTTGAGAGATATTACCGATCAGTCTGATCCATTTAATATCACTTGGCCCTCGCCGCCTGAATAATGCAGCTAATACCAATCAATGATGTTGGACAGGTAGGAATAATAAGGGATACACCCCCGTATCAACTACCGCCTAATGTATGGAGCGATGGTAACAACGTCAGGTTCCTCGATAACGGTGTAAAGAAGTGCGCTGGTTATGAGGAGGTTTTCGCTACCCTCCCGTTTGGTGCGTACTATGTTTTCCCGTTCCTTGACAACGGCGGAACATATCATTGGCTTGCATTTGGAATCAGCAACATTGCAGTATGGACAGGTAGCGCATGGGTGGACATTACCAGACAGAATACGGGGACATTAAACGCAGGTATAAATAATAGCGTCACTACGATAACCTTAACTGATGCAAGCAACTTTCCATCGAGCGGAACTATAGCTTTAGGGACTAGCGCTATTGCGGATGGTGTGTCGGATGGTTACGAAGAAATTAGCTATTCAGGTAAATCGACCAACGATCTTACCGGCTGCTCCAGAGCGCAAGGCGGGACAACCGCTGCTCCACACACAACCGCATATCCGGTGGTTCCCACAGGAACTACCGCTACTGGGGATAGTTTATACAACACAACCGTCACCCAGAACTGGCGCGTAACCCTGTTAAACGGTTTGCTAGTTGCTACTAATGGATATGATATTCCGCAGATGTGGCCTTTATCTAACGGGGTTCCAGCTACGACAATTCCCATGAGGGGGCTGGAGAACTGGGGTTCCAGAACAGATTCTGGGTCTACTGATTATTGTAAATCTATTTCCGCGTTTAGAACCTTTCTTGTAGGCTTGAACTGGCAAGTAGGTGGTGTGGAATATCCCAATCTAGTGAAGTGGTCAACCGAGGCTACCGCATTGAGCGCTCCAGTTTCATGGGATGAGTCTGATGCGACACTGGATGCTGGAGAGTACCAGCTTACTGACACGCCCGGAAAAATTATAGACGGTCTTCCGTATGGAGACTCGTTTCTAATTTATAAAGAAGACTCGATCTACATTATGAACTATGTGGGAACTCCCTACATCTTCTCATTTAAGTTGCTATCCCCCACCATAGGATTGCTGGCTAAAAATGCTGTAGCTGAGTTTGAGGGTGGCCATTTCTTTATAGGAAACTCGGACTGTTATGTAACCAACGGTCAGCAGGTTACACCACTCCTGCCTAACAAACTACGCAGGGAGATGTTCTCTGATCTAAATGGGGATAACTACGAGAAGGTATTCGTGGCTGCGGACTACGCAAGGAATGAGATGCTTGCTTGTTACCCTGCTGGGGTATCCGCAATACCCAACAAGGCTTTAATATGGAACTGGAAAGATAATACCTTTTCATTAAGAAGTATCCCAGAATTATACCATATAAACTCTGGTATTGCCGCCATAACAACCGGAACAACTTGGGCAGATCACACAGAAATATGGAATCTTGGTGCGGGAATTTGGGGAACGGGCAACTATGACAATGTCCTGAAAAATCTAGTGTTTGTCAAACCAGACCAGAAAGCTACTATAAGCGGGGCAACCGCTGCTAATCCTGTAGTTATTACCTCCTCTACTCATGGTCTTGCTGATAGCGATCTAGTATCCATAAGCGGTGTGGTTGGTATGACCGAGATAAACGCTCAGACTTACTACGCAAAGGTTACCGGATATTCGACCACGACATTTGCCCTATACAGTGATTCCGCCCTAACTACTACTGTTAATGGCTCTGCCTATACTGCTTATTCAAGTGGTGGCTATGTTGATATGCCAAAACTGTATAGAGATGATCGGGGTAATCAGGAAGACGGTACTAACATGACCGCTTATATTGAGCGAACTGGCTATGATCTTGGTGACCCTTCTTCTCAGAAGTTTGTTTCGGCTATATGGCCAAAACTGGAGGTGACCGGAGACAACACCATTAACGTATATGTTGGTAGCCAAATGTCTACAGAAGATGGAATTGTTTGGAACGCAGCGACTGGTGGCACGCCGTATCTATTTAATCCTAACAGTCAGTCAAAGGTTTCATGTCGGGCAACTGGAAAGTTCTTTGGTGTGAAGTTTGAATCGACGTCGGATATTGATTGGAAATTACATGGGGTGGAATTTGAAGTAGCCCCAAGAGGCAGACGCGGGAGCAGGGGGTACTAATGTCAGGCGGATCACAAAAATTATTTCAAGGAATGGATCAGGGCGCTTTTGGTCAAGCGCAGAAATTTGCCAATCAGGGACAATGGGGGCAAGCTGCTCAAGCGTATCAGCGGGGTGGTGGTCAGTTTGGACAGCCCCAGATGCAAGCCTTTAGTCAGCAGTACGGAAATGCAAATCCATTTTCTAAGCCAGGGTCGGCATTTGATCCAACATTTGGTTTAGCTGCCAGCGACCCCAACCTTCAGGGTGTAACGCCATTCAGTACAGCTTCTACGGGTCCGACACAATGGGCCGGGCCTAATGCCATCTATCCTAACTGGAACGATGCACCCGGTGGTTTTTCGAATGATGTTGCGCTTCTATCGCCTCCATCAGCCCAAGCGCAGCCAATGCCCCCTATGAATATACCGGGCCTGAAGCCAATGTCTCCACAGCAGGCGGCGCCAATGCCGTCGACCCAGACGACGCATCCACCGCCAGCGCAGATGAGGCCACTAACTCCAACAGCACCGCAAATGCCAATGCCGGGGTTTGGGCCCGGTACACGGCCAATGCCAGCCGCACCTAACTGGGCGTCTTATGTGCAGGGAAACCCCGACCTAATGAGTGCTTACAATCAGGGTAGCCCACAGTCTATTGGAGATTGGGGACAACAACATTGGAACCAATTTGGCCAGAATGAAAGCAGGTCAGTAAATCCATTTAGCGGGGGATTGCTTAGTGATACCGGGTATGGCGAGCATATCATTTATGACTAATGGCTAACGCACCATCCAAAAATATAAAGAGTGTAAACAGGTGGGCACCTAACCCGGCCCCTGTAAACCCAGAAGAACTTC